CTGGCAATAAAACTTTACAGAATATATTTTTAGAACAAGACGAAAATAAACTTTCTGTAGTAGATTTAACAAATAATATAAAAGGAAATGAAACTTATTTAATTGATAGAGCAAAAAATAGATTTGTTAATTATGAAAGAAATAAAAATAAACTTCTTAATTATAAAGACATCGCAGAAATATTAGGTGTTGATATTACGGATAAATATAAACAAGATTTTTTTCAAACCAAATTAAGAAACGCTAAGAAAAAAATTGGTATAAAAACAGAACAAGGTTCTGGTAAAGAAATTTTATATAATTTAGGAGATACAGTTACCGCTTTAACTAAACTTAATTTAGGAAAACCAATAGCAGGAACAGGAGATATATATTCAAAAGGTAGAATTGATTTTGAGAAAAAAATAGATAATGCAGGTTTTGGTGCAAGAACATATATTTTAGAACAAATTAGAGATGCTTCAAAAGAAGTTTTAGGAGAGGAAACAATATTAAGAGCAGGTGAACAATATGGACACGCTGAAGCATTAGCTAATATACAAAAATATTCTAAATTATTTAAAAACTCAAATGCTACAGATATTACAACTTTAGTTTTTCAAGACCCTGTTTTAAATCAAGATGTTCTTCAAGCTTATGGTTCTTCTAAAACAGGGATAGAGCAAAAAAGACAACCTTTTTTAAATACCTTAGAAAAATTAATAGGTAAAAAAGCTACGACTGAAAATATTCAAATAGCTAACGAAGCATTAAATGGATTAAATGAATTAAATGATTTGGCTAGAATACAAATAAAAAGATTTCAAAAAACAAATAGATTTGTAAGAGATCAAGAAAATAGAATACCAGATTACGAATTAACTTTACCAAAAGAAGGAGAAACTTTTAAAAGTGGTTTTTTAAACATTGATATGTCAAGTATTGACCCATCAGTTAGTGTAGGTAGAATTTTAGAAATAAATCCAAATGCTAAAACTTTTAGTGATCTTTCAAAAGAAGAACAAAATCTTTACAGAGAAAATTTAAGAAATCAAATTACCGATTTTTTAAAATATTTTTATCAAGAGTCTGGTGTTAATAGAGAGGACATATTATCTTTAGAAGAAGAAATTTTAGAAAAAAATTTAAAATCAAAAGTTGCTGCAGCAAAAGGTGGGCCTATTGAATTATCTCCAATGCCAAGAGCAGAGTTTGGTAATGGTGGTGCAGCAGGAGCAGATGATGACTTTGCAGCACAGCTAGAATATTTCTTTTTGAATCCAGATGCAGAGTTACCTGCAGCACAAACATTTAGAGAAACAAAAAATCCAATATCAATAATAAACGACATGATTGATCCAAGAAACTTTCCATACTATGCAGATAGATTAGTTGAGAGTGGTATTCGTATCGGTGAGTTTGGTGCAAGAGTATTACCTGCAGTTGGTAAACTTGCGTCCGATTTAATACAAAAACCTGCGTTTAAAATAAAACCTGCATCAGGTCAAGGATATGTTCAAGATTATACTGACATACCACCACCATCAAACATTACAGGCACAGGAATCTTTTCTGAGTTCTTAAATAATTTAGTTGGCAGTGAAGGAACAAAAGTTATTACAGAAAAAACTGGTCTTGCTAAATTAATTAAAGATGAAGAACAAAAAATGAAAGATGAAAGAAAAACTGCAGGTGCAAAAATTTTAGCGGACCAAGTTACACTTGGTATGGAACTTACAGCACCAATCTTTCCTGGTCTTAAATTATTAAAAGCTTATGCAAAAAATAGAAACCTACCTGTAGATAAAACTACAAGAGAAATCATGGACAAGGAAATAGATGAGGTATTAACAAAACAAGGTATTAGCAGAAGAGACTTTATGAAAGTTGCAGGTGCAGGTGGTGCAGTTGCTATTGCTAAACTTTTAGGGATTGGTGATGATCTTGCAACGGTAACTAAAGTTGCAGAAAAAGCGGTGCCAAAAGGACCAATTGTTCCACCATATTTTTTTACATTAGTAGATAAAATAAAAAAATTAGGGAGAGATGAAAGTAAAGCATTCGCTACAATGGATAGAGAAGTTGTTTATGTATATAAAGATTATGAATTGTATGAAGATCTTTCTACAGGTAATATAAGAATTACTAGAAAGATTGGAGATGAAACTGGATACAAAGAAGAAGAGATGGTTTACACTAAAGGTATCGGTGATGAGTCTACGCAAGGGACTCCACCAGATGAATACGATGAGTTTACTGTTAGAGCAGATCCAGATGGTAAAATGAAAAATATTGATAATGGATTAGAAGAATTAGATGATTTAATAGATGAAATTGGTGCAGAAAATATTACGATAAAAGACTTAGAAGCTATGGGTTATGAAATTGATAGATTGCCAATGGCAGTGCAAAGAAAACTAGGTATTCAAAAACCAGTATCTTCTATTGATAGAGCATTAAAAAAATCAGACGATGATTTACCGGATTTACCCTTTTAATGAAAAAGCTAACTAGAACAATACCGCCCAAAAGAGGACCTAATCCACAGGGGTTGAATATTCCTTTAAAACAAGTTAAAGTGGCGGATACACCGGAGAAAATAAATGGCAGATATAGACAAATCGTTACCAAACGTAAAAACATCAATAGAGGTTGATCCTCAAGAAGAAATAGAAATACAAGAAGAGCAAGCTGTAGAGTCGCAAGACCCCAGCGTAGAAGTTATACCTAACGAAGATGGTAGTGTACAAGTAGACTTTGAACCAGGTAAAGTAAACATAGAAGGCACACCAAATCACTTTGACAATTTAGCAGAATTATTACCAGAAGATATTACAGATCCTATTGGTTCTGAACTTGTAGAAAATTACATGGACTACAAAGCTTCTAGAAAAGAATGGGAACAATCTTACACACAAGGTTTAGATCTTTTAGGATTTAAATATGATCAAAGAACAGAACCATTTCAAGGAGCAAGTGGTGCAACTCACCCAGTTCTTGCAGAAGCAGTTACACAGTTTCAAGCTGGAGCTTACAAAGAATTATTACCTGCAGAAGGACCAGTTAGAACTCAAATAGTTGGTAATCCAGATCAACAAAAAGAAGCACAGGCACAACGTGTTAAAGATTACATGAACTACGAGTTGATGGAAAAAATGGAAGAGTATGAGCCTGAGTTTGATCAAATGTTATTTCACTTACCACTTGCAGGTTCAACATTTAAAAAAGTTTACTATGACGATTTACTAGGACGAGCTGTTTCTAAGTTTGTTCCAGCAGATGATTTAGTGGTTCCGTATTCTGCTACCTCATTAGAGGATGCGGAAGCCATTATTCAAACAATAAAAATGTCGGAGAACGATTTAAGAAAACAACAAGTCAATGGTTTTTATTCTGATATTGAATTACAAAAACCACAATCAACAATGAAAGATGACGTTGATTCTAAAGAACATGAATTAGAAGGCACAAAGAAAACAGGTAAACAAGAAATGATTTACACTTTGTTAGAGTGTCATGTAAATTTAGATTTAGAAGGTTTTGAAGATAAGGATGCAGAAATGAATCCAACAGGTATTAAATTACCTTACATCGTCACTGTAGACGAAACTTCAAGAAAAGTTTTATCAATTCGTAGAAACTACGAACCAACAGATCCAAAAAGAAATAAGATCCAGTATTTTGTACATTTCAAATTTCTACCGGGTTTAGGATTTTATGGCTTTGGATTAATCCATATGATTGGCGGATTGAGTAGAACTGCAACTGCTGCACTCCGTCAATTGTTGGATGCAGGAACTTTGTCTAATCTACCGGCAGGATTTAAACAAAGAGGTATTCGAGTTAGAGATGAAGCAGCTCCACTACAACCAGGTGAGTTTAGAGATGTAGATGCACCAGGTGGTAATTTAAGAGATGCGTTTATGACATTACCATACAAAGAACCATCACAAACATTATTAGCATTAATGGGTGTTGTGGTACAAGCAGGTCAAAGATTTGCAGCGATCGCTGATATGCAAGTTGGTGAAGGTAATCAACAAGCTGCAGTTGGAACTACAGTTGCATTATTAGAACGTGGTTCAAGAGTTATGTCTGCAATACACAAAAGATTATATGCAGGTATGAAACAAGAATTTAAATTACTTTCAAAAGTATTTAAAACTTATTTACCACCTGTATATCCGTTTGATGTGGTTGGTGGCAGAAGAGAAATTAAACAAATGGATTTTGATGACAGAGTAGATATTTTACCTGTTGCAGATCCAAATATTTTTTCTATGGCACAGAGAATATCTATGGCACAAACAGAGTTGCAACTTGCAACATCTAACCCACAGATACACAACTTATATGCAGCGTATAGAAAAATGTATGAAGCGTTAAATGTAAAAAATATTGATCAAATATTACCCCCACCAGCTCCAATGCAACCGATGGACCCAAGTTTAGAACACATAAATGCTTTAGGCATGAAACCTTTTCAAGCT